AGTTAACATTACTGCCACTACAGAGTCGCAGCCAGATGAGCAAACAGTTTAGTCTAACACAGTTTGCGCAGGGATCACTATTACGAGGAGGATTCTGGTAATGGCTACTTATTCGGCTACCAGCCCTTATTACAACACCGGCTACACGCAATTTTATCTTGATGTCATGATAGATCGACCTATTCCAAAAGAAGATGACGATCTTGTGATCACTATCAACACTGTTTACGAATACAGACCCGATCTGCTGTCATTTGACCTCTATGACACTCCGGCATTATGGTGGGTGTTTTATCAACGCAATCCCAATACTCTCACAGCACCGCCGCTGGATTTCAAAGCAGGCACGGCTATCTTTGTTCCAAAAATTTCTACACTGCGCAGTGCGCTGGGATTCTAACACATGGCCACTATAAGTGAACTAGAAAAGCAAATCGCTGATCTTGACAGTAAGTTAAAATACGGTGTAGGATACAAGCTCAGGGAAAGAAATGAAGCTCTTGAGTTTACTCGACAACAGATTCAAAAAGCCGAAGCCGCAGGTGATGCAGCAAAGGTTGAGAGAGAAACTCGTATACTAGGTAATATTTTACAAGAAGTATCTGATCTTAACGGGCAAGTTGCAGCAATACAATCACAAAAAGACCAATTACAGCAAGAATTAAACAATTTAAAAACACAGCAACAGAGTCAAGAGCAAGCCAAGCAAGGCGCTACTGGTGGTGCTACTAGTGCTGGTGCTGCTGTAGCCGCCAGTGATGATGCTGGTGTTGTGAATCCTGCCAAAAAAACAGAAGCTCTCACACCTGAAGGTCGTATTACCAATTTAACTCCCAGCGGTACGAATGCGGATCCTGCTTTAACAACCAATACGGCTGCAGGCGAAACTGTGTCTGAGTCACCTGATCGAAAGATAGGTGAAACACAATTACCTATAAAGCCTCCCAACACAGGAGAGATCAAACGTCTAACTAACGAACCACCTGCTGATCCGCTATCGCCACCACCGGGTACCTATGGCTCGGGTGTAGGCTCAGCAGGAGATGACGCTACCCCAACAAAAAATCTCACCAGACAAGACATTGAACTTAATTTTAACGAAGATATTAGACCACAGGCAAATATTCTTGATCAATATGCTAGTTATACCTATCAGTTATCCTTATACCTGTTGAACGAAACAGATTATAAAAAGGTTGTATCTAGTAACAGAACCACAGCTGGTAGAACTGGCATCAGCACCGGACAACTGTTGATTCAAAGCGGCGGTATAGCGGACACTGGTTCTGTAACTGCAGAAATTGACGGAGTTTCTGGAACAGCAGGTAGTCGCAACCCTTATTTTAATCTTGATTACTACATTGAAAGTATGACATTGAGAAATGTTTTGGTAGGCAAAGGCTCTGGCGGAGCCAATAGCTACACAAATTTGAATTTAACAATTACAGAACCCAATGGCATCAGTTTTATAGACAACTTAAAACAAGCCGTAAAAGACTACTGCGGTATACAAGCCTTTCAAAGTGCTATCTACTGTTTAGTAATCCGTTGGATAGGTTATGATGAGAATGGCAACATTGTCTACGCTGGCAGCACTAATAGTGGTGGTGACAAAACTGATCCTTATGCTATTGCTATAAAATATGTGCCATTTTCAATTGCTGGTCTTAAATTTTCTGTGGCCAATCGTTTAACCACTTACGAGTTGAGTGGCGTACCTATAATGTACAACTTTAGACTGCGGCATACTACACCATATAATTTTGAACTGTCTGGTAAGACTGTGCAAGAAATATTAGGAGGATCAGTGGTAGCCGGCGCTGACGTAACCGAAGGACGTGTAAACAGTAATAATGCAACGTCAAGGCCAACTGCCACTGACGCATCTTCTTTACGTGAAGCCTTGAATGCTGCTGGGACTAATTCTACGCCAACCACTTCGGGTCCTGGTACCCCAGTATCAATAAACACTGCTCCTGCTGGTACTGGTAATCCAGGCCGTGGGTTGATGCAGGCCATGAATGAAACGCAACAAGAGTTGGTAAAAAAAGGAATATATGAAATAGCTGATGAATTTTACCTAGAATTTGCCAATCCCAGTATTGCAAATGCTAGGATAAAAAAAGAAGGATCACTGAGTATAGACAAAACTCCCATGGGTAGCAATGATGCTAGATCGCTGTTACCCGACGTAGGCAAGGTTCAAACTTCATACAGAAACTTTGGTGTGACTGCTGGACAAAGCATATTGCAGGTCATGGAAATGATAATTCGTAACAGTAGCTACATTCAGGATCAGCAGTTAAAGATTATTGATGAAGAAACCCAACAGGAAAAGCCCAACGGCACTGCAATTGAAACGTTTGCTTGGTTTAAAATTAGCCTAAAAGCCGAGCCCAATGGATTTGATTTTAAACGCAATGATTACGCTTATAAATTTACCTTTGTGGTTAGCATATATGAAGTGAAAAGTTCCAACAGTGTTTGGTTTCCACGCTCTAGATTTAGAGGTGTACACAAAAGTTATCCCTATTGGTTCACCGGCCGGAACAATGCAGTGTTGGACTACCAACAAAATTTTGATAATTTATATGTTTCAGTGATCAGTGGAGCAGGAGATGACATTAAAAAAGATCTCACAAGTGCGCTGACTGATATACCTAGATATGTGTATCAGCCGCGTAGTGGGCAAAGCAGCCAAGGGGCGGATCAAGCCACTAATGAACCTGCTGCCAATGCGGCTGATTACTTGTACAGTCCTAGTGATCTTGGCTCGGTAAAAGTTAAAATTATTGGTGATCCTGCATGGATACAACAGGGTGAGATATACCAAGGTAATGATCCTAGACAGTTTAACTTTTCAGCTTTTAATCCTGATGGCGGCATAAATTTTGACAGCCAAGAAATCCTGTTTGAAATCGTATGGCAAAGACCTGTGGATTATGATATCAATGGTAGTGGACTCATGGATCCTAACAGATATGCTCAACGAGACAAGGCAGGAGAAAATGGAACCAGGGGATCTGGTTTGCAAAGCTATGTTTTTTATGCCACTGAAGTGCAACATGAATTCAGACAAGGAAGATTTGAGCAAACCTTGACCGGGGGTTTGTATATTTTCCCACGCAACAAAGACAACTCTGGTGCTGCTAGAACTGGCACCGCAGCAACAGGGGCTGGATTAACAAGTAGTAATTACAATCCTGGCGGATATGCACAGTCTGCTACTGGAGCAGAAGGAGCCGGATCTTCAGAAGTCGCAACATCACAAAAAGGTAAAAGAGTTGGCACTGTGAAAACACAAACCAAGACTGGCACCGGAGCTTCAGGGTTTCCGTTGACAGATTCAAGAGTAACTTTGCCTGTAAAACCAAAAAATCCCGGGGTAGATTTTGCCACAGCGTATTCTTTAAGGAATAGGCCAGGCGGTCCTCCTAAAGTACAAACAACTACACCTGGTATACCAGGTAATCGAGAACCCTAAAGGTTTATAATGGCAGATAATGTATTTTCTAACACAGGTCGTCCCAAAGGTTACAAGCTAGATCGCGGTGGAGTACCTGCAGAAAGTGGACCATTTATTGGTGAGGTCATGAACAATGTTGACAACATTCGATCTGGTCGTTTACAAGTTTATATTGAAGCATTTGGTGGTGGTGACAAGTACAACAAAAATTTATGGCGCACAGTCAAGTACCTACCACCATTTTATGGTACCACACAAAAGCCAGCAAGTTCTGGTGCAGGATCCTTCATTGGTAACCCTCACAGCTATGGTATGTGGTTTACGCCACCTGATATAGGTGTAAAGGTACTGTGTTTTTTTGTTGAAGGTGATCCAACACTGGGTTATTATGTAGGTTGTATACCAGATGCGGGTGTAAATCACATGATACCAGCAATTGGTAGTGCACCACTAGGTGAATACATTCCTGGCAACCAAGCACAGGCAACTTATTTGGCTGACTCGCCTGCACAGCCTGTGACAGAAATTAATGCCAAAGATAATCAAGTTATTTCTGATCCAAGATTTTTTGCATCGCCAAAGCCTGTGCATGCAGTGGTAGCAGCCACTATGTTTCAACAAGGCATTAGTAATGACATAGAACGTGGTCCTATTACTTCCAGTTCACAACGTGAAAGTCCAAGTTATGTTTATGGCATTAGTACGCCTGGGCGACCTGTGTATCAAAGTGGTGCGGCACCCAACAAAATTCGTCAAGATCTGTTGACCAACAAACTAACTCCACTTGATGTGGCTGTTATAGCACGTCAAGGCGGACATACGTTTGTTATGGATGATGGTGATCTAGAAAATTCTAGTTCGCATATCAGATTGCGTACCAGTAAAGGGCATCAGATCACCATGAGCGATGATGGCAATTTCTTCTATATCATTCATGCCAATGGCCAAACCTGGATTGAACTAGGAGTAGAAGGCACAGTAGATGTGTTCAGCACTAATTCTGTAAATGTTAGAACCAATGGTGACATTAACTTGCATGCTGATCAAGACGTCAACATTTATGCTGGTCGTAACCTGCAACTCAAAGCCAAAAAAAATCTAGCTCTAGAAAGCGAAGCCACCATTACTAGTTACAGTGCTGGCAACACCACACTGTACAGTAAAGCAACTGTTGGCGTGAGAGCCGATGGCAACCTGGCCTTGAAGAGTGCCAATGGCAGTTGGGATGGTGGTGGTGGTCTCAAACTCAAAGCAGGGCGCATTGATCTCAACAGCGGCGGCGCAGAAAGTGTTAGTGCCACCAAACAGATTGTGAAATACACATTGGATGACACAAAATTTGATGCCAGCAAAGGCTGGCAAGTTGAAACAGGAAAACTAGAAAGCATTGTTACACGAGCACCAGCTCATGAGCCTTGGCCTTATCATAATCTTGGGGTTGATGTTAGTGTGACACTGGGCGAAGGCGGAGTACCAACTCCTATTGCGCAACCAGTGCCACAAGGTTTTACTATTACTAAAAAATAATGGCAAAATTTACTTACAATTGGTCCGGACAAACATTTGAAATACAAGCGCCACCAGGTACCACAGAGGCCGCTGCCAAGGCAGTGTTTGAACAGCAGATAAACACCGGTGGTTTAACTAATTTAAAAGCTGGAGAATCAGTTAGTGCTGTAAGTCAACTGCAAAAAGGATTAACATCTGCTGCAAGTCAAGTGAAAGGCGCTGTGTCATCGGCATTGAACAAGGCACAAGGGGTAATCACACAACTTACAAAAGGCAACGTGTCAAAACCTATGAATGTAGCAGACTTTGTCAATGTTGGCACATCCATAGGCAGTATTGGTCCTCTTGATGGCAAGCAGGTACAAGGACTGTTGGCACAATCAGCTGCATTGACTTCACAAGCTGCTAACACTTTATCAGTTGACAAAGGCATAGGAAAATTTGGCATTAATCCTGACTTATTGGAAAATTCAGGATTTATCAAACCAGGCACCATAGCACAGTTTGGCAAAGCCAGCACAGTTACACAGGCTGATATTGATGAAGCCGCTAGAATCAATGCCAGTGGTGGGTCAATTACACCTGAGCAAGTTGCTAGGAACACTGCATTAAATCAAGCGTTGTCGTCGCCTTCGGTATGGACTGGTAAACTAGGCATCAGTAATCTTGGATCAATGTTGAGTGATACCACAAAACAACTTGGTGCGCAGACTGAAATCATGAAAGGCCAATTCGCAAATTTAACCAAATCCGGCGCATTGCCTGCTAGTATAGGTGGCGCAGAAGCCGGCGCATTGATACAAGCAGCAGGCAAAGTTGGTGCTGCACTCACCGCTGCCTGGAGCAAAGGTGCAGCACCTGCACAAGCAGTACAAGACATCAGTAATTTGGCCAAGTCAGGTCAACTGGCAGTTAATTTTACTGATTTAAAAGTCCCTGACAGTCTCACAGGTGAAAGATCAGCACCTAAGGCATCAAACACTGTTAATAGACAAGTGTTAAATCAAGCATTCACTCAATTCATTGGCAATGCAAAAGTACCACCCGTTGAGTACGGATCAGACCAGCCTGCTTCAAATCCATCAGACACAGTTGCCGCAGTTAGTTCTACTCCAACTAGTATAAGCAGCTCGTCAAGTAGTAGAAGTAGCTTAGAGGCACAAATTGCACAAAAAGAAAAAGAACAACAAACTCGTCGCCAATTTCTAGAAAGACAAGACAATTATAAGGACTACACCTTCTGGCTAAAGAAAGTTGAAGAAGCCGATCAGGAAATTGCACGCCTGCGAGCAGAGCTCGCTAGACTAGGGTAAATATAGCATGACCACATTTATTGGATTCAGCACGCAAGGACTGCGTAAAAAGTTCACTCTAGTTGATGAAGAACTTATCAAACAAGATCTAATCAACGCCTTTAATATTCGCCAGGGTGAGCTGGTAGGGCGCCCGGACGTTGGCACTGCTGTGTGGGATTTTTTGTTTGAATCACAAACAGTTGAAACCGAAACCGCGATAATACAAGAAATTCAACGAGTGGCCGGAGGTGATCCCAGATTAAAAATTTCTGGCGTAGAAGTCTACCCGCAACTCAATGGTATATTAATACAAGTGCAAATACAGTTTGTACCCAGTACCACAGTAGAACGTTTGTCCTTGTTTTTTGATCAAGAGACCAGACGAGCCAGCTACATTTAACCACGTGGTTTATTCGCCAATAAATACCAAAACAGAGAAATTATGGCCATAACCACTAGACAAACTGCAATTTTTGGCGTTGAGGACTGGAAACAACTATACCAGACCTACCGAGAAGCCGACTTCCAAAGCTACGACTTTGAAACACTGCGCAAGAGCTTTGTTGATTATCTAAGACTCTACTACCCAGAAACATTCAACGATTACATTGAAAGTTCAGAGTTTATAGCTCTACTTGATGTGATTGCATTCATGGGACAGAGCCTGGCTTTTAGAGCCGATCTCAATGCACGTGAAAACTACATTGACACTGCTGAACGCAGAGACAGCGTGGTTCGCCTTGCCAACTTGGTTAGTTATACAGCCAAGCGCAATTCACCAGCCGAGGGGCTACTGAAAGTTACATCAGTTACTACCACAGAAAATGTGCTAGACTACAATGGTGTAAATCTCAGCAACATCACAGTGAACTGGAACGATCCCACCAATGGTGATTGGTTTGAACAGTTTATTACCATTGTGAACTCTGCCTTGGTGGATACACAGCGTTTTGGACGTCCAGGTGCAGATCAAGACATTCTTGGTATAGACACTGAAGAATACACTTTGAATATCAGTCCCGGCTACTTGCCAGTGGTTCCTTTCACAGCCACAGTTGATGGTATCAACATGCCTTTTGAAGCAGTAAGCGTGACCAGTGCAGGACGAGAATATATCTATGAGCCATCGCCGCGCCCCAATGGCGCATTTAACGTACTGTATCGCAATGATTCCTTGGGATTTGGATCACAGAATTCAGGATTTTTCTTTTACTTCAAACAGGGCAATTTGCTGTCAACAGATTTTAATTTGCCAGAGCGTGTGACAAACCGTGTGGTCAATGTCAACATTGAAGGCATCAACAACGAAGATCGATGGTTGTATCAACTTGACGATATTGGTTCTGTTTCAGAAGAGTGGCAGTATGTAGAGTCTGTGTACACAGCAGCAGCAGAGCAAGCAGCTGGACAACTGCGTAAAATATATTCTACCATTAGTCGTCTGAACGATCAAATTTCTTTGACTTTTGGTGATGGTGTGTTTTCAGCCATACCAGTTGGAACATTTAGAGCCTACGTGCGTTCTTCTAATGGACTTGAGTATGTGATCAATCCGTCAGAAATGGCCACCATTGCCCTGCCTATCAACTATGTTAGTCGCACAGGTCGTATTGAAACAATCACATTCACTGTGGGACTCACAGCGCCAGTAAGTAATTCGCAAAGCCGTGAACTGCTTGACGAAATCAAGCAGCGTGCGCCAGCTAGATATTACACACAAAATCGCATGGTCAACGGAGAAGACTACAATCTATTTCCGTTTACTCTGTACAACAGCATTATTAAAAGCAAAGCAGTTAACCGCAGTGCCATTGGCACATCAAGGTATCTTGAACTTGTGGACAACACCAACAAATATGCCAGCACCAATGTGTTTGGCAGTGACGGTGGATTGTACAAAGAAAACACATTGCCAACGTTTCAGTTCTCATGGTTCACTGTAAATGATATTGCTGATTCAATCACAAACAAAGTGCAACCAGGATTAAAGACGCCAGGTGTCTTGCAATTTTACTATGCTAATTTTATTAGACCATCATTGACAGCGTTGTCATTGTCTTGGAATCAAAGCACTGCACTCACCAATCAATGCACAGGTTATTTTGTAGACAACAACAACGAACCAGCGTCAATTGGTTCGTTTAGCAGTAGCAATGCCAAATATATTGTACCTGCTTCACTGATAAAGTTTGTAGCACCTGATGGCTACTACTTCAATCAATACAATAGATTGATTGCAGGTTTGCCAACCGCGGACACTGACAAAACAGTTATTTGGACAACTGTAACTGATGTTGTACTTGATGGAACCAATCAAGGTCGTGGAAACCTAGATGATGGCACTGGCCCAGTGGGGTTCAATACCTTTGTGCCTACCGGAGCAGTGGCAACACAGGTCATCCCAATCTTTATCACAGACCTACCCAGCGCATTAATTGTAAATGTTATTGAACAGATTCGTTTGTACAGAAATTTTGGTCTAGGGTACAACAACCTAACAGGTGAATGGTACATTATTGGACAAAGTAACTTAAATGCAGATGGTGCATTTAGTTTAGTCAATCAACAGAATACCTCTGGTGCTAATCTTGACAGCAGCTGGCTTGTGAGATTTACCACAGATGGCACACAATACAATGTCAGCACAAGAGAATTGTCTTACTTTTTTGCTTCAGTACTGCAAACACGATTCTTTTTTGAATCAGGATCAGCCATTTATGACAGTCGTATAGGCACAGTTATTCAAGACTTTATTAAAATTTTAAAGTCAAATAGTCAGCCCAACACCAATTCCCCATTGCCAACAGATGTGGAAATGCAAATCATAGGACAGCCAGAAGAAAGCGACGGATTTGTAAATGACTTCCAGGTAGTGGTTAGTTTTACTGACAGTGACCAGGACGGGTCAGCCGACAATCCTGATTTCTTTCAAGAAATAGTGGGGCCTGATCCTACTTCAACACAAGCTGGAAATCTTGTGTTCTTGGAAGCCACGATTGATTTCAATGATCTACAACGTTATCTGTTAGTAGAACAAGGCAGTGTGAATTATCAGTATGGTACCTATGCAGAAGTAGAAACTTACAAGTCAGAATATCTTGACGGACAGGTGTTTTATACCTACCTTGAACAAGAGTTCTGGCGTTTGGTTATTGATGTAACTGGAACTAGAACCTTGGTGCAAACAACTGATTTCTTGGCTAGAATAGGTCGGCAGGATCTTTACTATCAATATCGTCATAATAGTTTGTTAAGCAACAGGATTGATCCTTCGATTACCAACATCATTGATGTGTATGTTGTAACACAAGATTATTACATTGCCTATCAAAACTATATCAAAGACAGCACCGGTACTGTGCCCGAACCAGCACAACCTACCATCAATGAATTAACCACACAGTTCCAGCGTCTACAAGATTACAAAATGCTGTCAGACAATGTGATTCTAAACTCTGTGTCATTTAAACCGTTGTTTGGCAACAAGGCTACCACTGATCTGCGAGCAACAATCAAAGTTATCAAAGCAGCTAATTCAACAGCCAGTGTAAGTGAAATCAAAAACGCTGTTGTGCAAAGTTTAAATGATTATTTTACCATTGACAAATGGAACTTTGGTGACACATTTTATTTTTCAGAATTGAGTGCCTACATTCACAAAGAGATTGGTACATTGGTAAGCTCTGTTGTGTTGGTACCTGTTAACCCACAAAAAGCTTTTGGTGATCTTTATGAAATACGTTCTGCACCAAATGAAATTTTTGTCAACGCTGCCACTGTGGCAGATGTAGAAGTAATTGATGCGTTGACCAGTACAAATCTTCGCACAGCGCCTGGTAGTGGAGTAATTTAATGGCCCAAACTCGTTCGGTTGACTTTTTACCGGAAATTTTCCAAACCAAGACCAATAGACAATTTCTTGGAGCTACCCTGGATCAAATGATTCAGGAACCTGCCTTGAAAAAAACTCAAGGATTTATTGGTAGAAAAATTGGACCTGGCATCAATCCTACTGGGGCTAGATACGTTGTAGAACCAACAAAAAATCGTGTTGACTACCAACTAGAGCCAGCAGTAACTATCAAGGTACCAGACACAGATACTGTGGTAGATGCTATCACTTATCCAGGTATTCAAGATGCCCTGGCATTGGCAGGAGCAGACACAACTCGCAGCGACAGACTGTATTACAGCCAGTATTATGCCTTTGATCCATTGGTTGACTACGACAAACTAGTCAACTACAGTGAGTACTATTGGTTGCCAACTGGGCCGTTAGAAGTGGATATTACTGGCGGCACTGCTGCTATCACCAGCACAGTACAGGTCACTCGCAACAATAATTTTTACAGTTTCAGTGGCCAGCTTGGTCAAAATCCTACACTCACATTGATTCGAGGTGGTAGTTATCAGTTCCAGGTTGCGCAGAACAAAACCAGCACAGTAAATCTACGAGTTACCAATCAAGGCAATCGTGCCTATGTAATTGACTATGTAATAAATCCACAGCTCACATTGGTTAGAGGCAATACCTACATCTTTACTTTGAGTATTGAAGGAAGTTTTCCGTTTTGGATTAAAACTATTCCAAGCACAGGCTTAGTCAACATTTACAACAATGGTATAACCAACAATGGCGCCAATGAAGGCACAATAGTTTTCACTGTGCCACAGGATGCCCCAGATACTCTGTATTACAATGCCGAAAACAGTGCTCAAATGGCCGGCCAGTTTAATATTGTTGACGGAGTTCCTGGAACTGGTCCGCAATTTTATATTCAAGCACAGCCAGGTATTGATGGCCGTATGCCAACTACGCCCAATATCAGTAGTCGTGATGTTTTGGGCGTAATCAACAACGGTGAAGACCTGGGCACTGTTACTTTTAATGTGCCTCTCAAAAGCGCACAAAATTTTTATTATACATTAACCGAGCTTGATCCAGTTAATCTGGTGAGCGATATACCTTATCGTGATATCAATCATGCCTACGTAGATGATTTCTTGACAAGATATCCTGATGGCATTGATGGAATCACTGATCTTGATGGCAAGTTAATAATATTCAATATTCCCAGTATTCAAGAGCAGTTTCCATTTATCAACGATGCCGTGGCTGGTGGATGGCTAAGAGCCAGTTTCTACAGCCCTACTTCTGACGATGATGAATTACCAGGATACAATGAACGTCCATTCAGCGAAGTAGAAGAGATCAATGATTTCAATGAACGGTACAGTGTCTGGCAAATCAACTATGTAACGGATCAAAGTGGCAGGCAATACCTAAATGTTACTTCTGCAAGAGCTGTTGCTGAATTGCAAAAGTTCAGAATACTAGAAGGAAGTCAGTACAGTAGTACCCAATGGTATCGCAACGACGAAGGCTATTTTGAACAGATTCCTCTGTTGACTGCGGTACTTGACACTCTTTACTATCAAGACAGTTTAGACCCGCAGTTGGTAGGTGAACTTCGATTGATTGATGTAGAAGATGCCAGTGCATTAAACGTTAACAGTATAATTGGTGCAAAACAATATACCAGTCCCAACGGAGTTACATTCAGCAACGGTTTAGCTGTTACTTTCCGCGGCGATGTTACACCAGTAGAATATCTTGACAACACATACTATGTAGAAGGTGTAGGCGAAAGCATTGTGTTGGTGCCAGTGGTTGACATGGTTACCCCTGAGTCCTATACAGAAAGTGTGAGTGTTTCATTTGACAGCACTCCTTATGATATAGGTAACTATGACGTCAGCAACAACCAACCCCTTACTCCTGATTATATTACAATTAATCGCGGCAGTCCTGACAGAAACGCCTGGAGCAGAAGCAACCGTTGGTTCCACAGACAAGTGCTGGAAACGTCTGCCGACTTTAACAACAATTCCGCACTGCTTGATTTACAAACACGAGCACGTCGTCCTATTATTGAATTCAAATCAGGATTAAAGTTATACAACTTTGGAACGTTTGGCAAAAAAGCTGTTGATGTAATTGATTTCGTCACACGCGATGCCTTTAGTGATGTAAATGGTACTCCAGTGGGATTCATTGTTGACGGCTACAATCTAGTCAACGGTAGTAGAATTATTTTTGCTGCTGACACAGATTTAGACGTTAGAAACAAAATATACAGAGTTGAGTTGATTACTCCTGACACAGTAAATCCTCTCATCACCCAGCCTATCATCAATCTTGTACCAGACTTTGACGGTGAAATTTTACCTAATGATGTTGTGGTATGTTTAAATGGCGTTGGGCGCAAAGGTCAAAGTTTTACTTTTGATGGTGTTCAATGGCAGTTGAGCCAACAAAAGGTCAGCGTAAACGATCCTCCAGAATTTGATATTTTTGTAAATGATATCAGTATAGGCAATCTTGAACAGTATGGCAGTAGCACGTTTGCTGGCACCAAGTTGTTTTCCTACGGTATTGGCAGCGGTGCCAACGATTCAGTTCTAGGGTTTCCTGTACAATATGTAACCATCAACAATGTTGGTGACATTGTGTTTGTCAACAACTATTATACTGATACTTTTTCCTATGTTCGTGATCGACAAAGTATAACAGAATCTGTGGGCGTTGGATTAGCACGACGTTACACATCACGTACAGAGTTCACAGATCAGATTGGTTGGGCCACTGCTCCATATCCAAGCCAGAGTTATCAACAATTTGAATTCACCTATCAAGGTCAGCCGTTGTTGCTGGACGTAAAGGTCAATGAACTTGTATTGAATTCAAGTTTGCCTAATCCTTATCCTGTACTTAAATTGTACATTGGTTCAACGTTTCAAGATCCTGGCACTTTTTCATACACAACCACAAACAACACAACTACTATCAATCTAGCAGATGGTATTACTGTGGGTGAAAAAATTATTGTGCTGGTGCTCAGTGATCAAATCAGTGCGTCGTCATTCTATCAGGTTCCAGTTAACCTACAAAACAACGCCAAGAACTCAGAAGTCAGTCAAGTCACTCTAGGCACCATGAGAAGCCACTACGAAAGTATCTGTCAGAACTTGATTGATCTTGAAGGCAGTATCAACGGTTCCAATAACAGTCGTGACCTTGGATATATTGCACGTTATGGATTGAATATTCTACAGCAAAGTGCGCCGTTGACCATGGCTGGTTATTTCATGCGCGATCCAAACTACGACTTTTTTAGATCCCTACAATGGAACAGCGCAGAATACGTTAAATTTAAAACTCAACTGCTTGATGCAGTGGCCGCACGTGACTGGGGAAATGCCACAGCACCTGAAATTTTAGTGTCAGTAATCAACGAAATCAATCTTGGGCGTACACAACTGAATCCATTCTACTGGAGCGACATGTTGCCAGCACGCTCAGTGTACACTGAAAATTCGTATACATTTACACCAATCAGTCAAACCACATTCAATACTCTGCGTGTGTACGATTTTACCACAAGCAATTACCAAGCCCTGTTAGTGTATGTAAATGGCAGATTGCTCACACTCAACAAAGATTATATAGTAAGTCCAGACACTCCTCAGGTCACTGTGATCTATCCTTTGGTAGTTGGTGATGTTATTGAGATACAGGAATATGAAAGCACGGTTGGTAACTTTGTTCCAAACACCCCAACAAAAATGGGATTGTATCCTGCTTACCAACCTAGAATCTTTGTTGACACAACATATTCACAGGCCACTCCAGTAATTGTTGGACACGATGGCAGTATCACAGTGGCATTTGACGACATTCGGGATCAAGTGCTGCTGGATTTTGAAACCAGGATTTATAATAATCTCAAAATCCGCAGTATTGCACCTTTACAAGAAAATGACATTGTACCTGGACAGTTTAGAACAACTAACTGGAGTCTAACCGAAGTCAACAATATATTGAGTGTGGATTTCTTGACCTGGGTTGGCACCAACAAACTTGATTACACAACACAGGCCTACGACGTCAACAATGACTTCAGTTACAACTACAGCCGTAGTCAAAACAGACTCAATGATCTAGTATTGCCAGTTGGAGCATGGCGCGGATTGTATCTGTATTTTTATGACACCATTAGACCACACCAGGCACCTTGGGAAATGCTGGGTTTCAGTGAGCAACCAAGTTGGTGGGAAGATCGTTATGGAGCAGCGCCATACACCAGTGAAAACTTGGTGCTTTGGGAAGATTTATCACAGGGCTTGGTGGCTGATCCTGTTGGTTACTATGTAATACCAAAATACGTTAGACCGGGGTTGTTAGATGTACTGCCTGTTGATGACCAAGGCAATTTATTGCCACCATTGGATTCAGTGGTAGGACTATATGACAGACAAACTTTCCAGCGCAGTTGGCGTGTGGGAGACGTAGGCCCTGTAGAGTATGTTTGGCGAACCAGCAGCAGTTATCCATTTGCCATAATGCGTTTGCTGGCGTTGACTCGCCCGGCTGAGTTTTTCTCTTTGTTTGTTGATAGAGATCTTTACAAATTCAATGTTGATCTTGATCAATACCTGTATCAAGATCGATCAAGACTGTCACCTAGTAACCTAGAAATATATGGCAGTGGCATCAGTAAAGCCAGTTATATCAACTGGATAGTTGACTATAACACACATCTTGGCAACAGTGACACAGCCACTTCATTGGCTAGAAATCTTGACAATATTGATGTACAGTTGGCTTACCGCATGGCATCTTTCAGTGACAAAGACTACATCAAAGTATTTCTTGAAAAGCCAAGTCCCAATAGCTTGAACACCAGCCTATTGCTGCCCGACGACAGCTATGAATTGCTGTTGTATAAAAATGTGCCATTTTCTGCTGTAAGTTACAGCAGTGTAATCATACAGCGAGTAGAGGATGGCTATCAAGTTTTTGGATATGATGTAGTTAATCCATATTTTGAAATCTTGGTAAGCAAAGCAGCAGGTCCAAAGATCACTATCTCGTCTGGCGGCACCAATGTGTCAGTGCCAATCACTTACAGCAACATAGTAACTCAAGTTCCTTATGGTTACACATTTGGCAATGAAAATGCAGTGTGTGACTTTTTGTTCAGTTACGGTGCTTTGTTAGAATCACAGGGAATGATTTTTGAAAGTGTTGACAATGGCCTAACATTGAATTGGCGTCAGATGGCGCAGGAGTTTTTGTACTGGAGTGGGCAAGGATGGGGACCAGGCAGTGTTATCAACCTAAATCCTGCCAATACCACATTAATGGTAAGTCAACCTGGAGCCATAGTTGACAGTATCATTGAACGTGATACAACCACCAGTATTCAAGATCAAAACAAACGTAAAATTTTAATTAATGATCTTGTGGTTGAACGTATTGACAATGATTTCAAATTAACATCACTAACAGAACAAACTATAAACTTTGCTGATTTAAGATTTACATCGTACGAACACATCATGATTTTCAAAAATGCCAGTGTGTTCGGAGATTTAATTTACGATCCAATAACTGCGGCTCGTCAAGGACGCATGCAACTCACAGCAGGTACCAGCACTAACTGGAACGGACAGTTAGATGCCAAAGGATTTATTTTAAATCAAAACAATGTTGTTGATTGGTTACCCAATGTAACGTACACCAAAGGACAAGTTGTTAAATTTAAAAATCAATATTACAGTGCCCTGACAATAGTACAACCCAAGCAAGAGTTTGATTACGTTGACTGGACTTTGAGCGATTATAATCTAATCAAAAAAGGATTGTTGCCTAACCTAGCCAACAAGGCTGATTTGATACAGCAGACCTACAACACCGTGGGTGCCAACCTTGAACGTGATCAGGATTTATTGGCCTATGGCTTAATTGGATTTAGGCCAAGAGAATACATGGCCAATCTCAATCTTGATGATGTAAGTCAGGTCAATGTGTACAAGCAGTTCTTGAGTAGTAAAGGCACAAAATTCAGTGTTGACTTGTTTGGAACTGCAAGTTTTGACAAAGAAGTTGCTGATTATACTATATTTGAAAACTGGGCAGTGCTCAAAGGCATCTATGGAGCTCAGGCTAATCGTAGATTCTTTGACATAAGACTAAATCAAGCTCAACTGACATCTAATCCTAGCACGGTACAGGTTATCATTCCTTTTGAAGATTCAGTGGCCAATCAAACTGTTCAGATTGGAGATCTCTGGCGTACAAGCTGGAACGTGACTTCGCCTGCTATCTTACCGTTGGCAATCAATCCAAGACGTGATCTAGATTTGCCCACTGCTGGCTATGTTAACCTTGATGATGTTGACATAACTGAATTTCAAATAATAGAGCCCACTGCCATCAATGCCAATATAGACAGTGTTGGTGTTGGCACCACAGTGTGGATTGCCAAGGTCAACAGTCATGATTGGAACGTTTACCGATGCACCGCAGTGCCAGGCAACATACAAAGTATCACAGATAATTTCAACAGCACATCGCTGGCGTCGTTCAGCGCACAACACAATCTGTCAGTAAATGATATCATTGTTATCAAGTCTTTTTCAACAGCAGTCAACGGTGCTTACAGAGTATTACAAGTTCCATCATTGACATCGGTTGTGATTGAGTTTTCTATACCAGATGATCAAGTTGAGATCTTGGGCGAGGGAGTGTGCTTGGTTTTAGAATCAATAAGAGTAGCGCAGCCCAGTGACATTGCTGACTTACCTTATATCAATTCTATCATTGCCAACAGTTTGGTCTGGGTTGACAACAACAGTTTTGACAGATGGCAGGTACTAGAAAGAACACAGCCTTTTGAATATACTCAACGTCTTGAACCTCTGCGTGCAGTCAACAGTTACTGGGGTAGTGCTGTAGCTCAAACTGAAAACAATACGTTGATGATGGCATCTGCTCCCAGCGCCAGCACAGGTATTGTTTATCAGTATGGTTTAAACTCAGCTGGATCTTTAATTGATGGTGGATCAATCAGCTTGAATGCAGCGCAAGTCAGCAATTTTGGCGCATCGTTAACAGTTGGTAATAATCTCTGGGGTGCGGTTGGCGCTCCAACCAGTTTCAATGACGTGGGATACGCTGCTGTCATTAACTACAACGGCAATTTTGAAGCGTTTACTGTGAGTCAGCTGTTGTTGGGCTTGGATCAGCCTGGTACTGGCAAGTTTGGCAGCAGTGTAGCAATGAGTGGGGATGAACGTTGGTTGTACATTGGTGCACCGGAACGCAACAGAGTGTATGCTTACGGACAAGTGCCTGTACCAACTCAATCAGTGTCCTATCCCACTGACGGTATAACACGTAGATTCCCTACAGTGACAATTCAATACGACAACGTATTGCAATTAGAAGTAGTGGTTTCAGGTTTACCTCAAAGATTAAACATTGATTACACTGCCACTGGCAGCTTTGTTGAATTTTTAACAGCACCAAGCAAAAATCAAACTGTAGTGATCACACGCAAACAGTCAACGCAACTTGACTTCCAGGAATATTACGGTATCACAGCAAGCAGTACCACTGGCATAGGCGTTGGAGCGTTTTGGGACGTAGAAGTAACTAGAGGATTATATTCAGTAGACGTGCTGTCAGCCGGATCAAACTACAGCATAGGCGAAGTACTCACTATCAAAGGCACACAGATAGGAGGATCAAGCCCGGCCGAAGATTGTTTGATCACAGTGACAGACGTAAGTTTTGCAGGTGCAATTTTAGACTATACTGTGTCGGGTGGTCGCTTGTCTGTTACAGATCGTTTTGCTGTGAGAGAATATCTGTTTACTGCTACCAATATTGATTCAGTAAGAGTAGAAGTCAACGGCACTGTTCAGCGTCCAAAAATTGATTATGAGTGGCTCAAGAGTGATAGTTCGTTGCCAGACAGTACACTTAATGACTATGACTTGGTGTTTGTAAATTCACCAGCCGTTGGTGCCACAATCATGGTTTATGCACCAACTTATTATGCGTTGAGCGCAGTGATCACTAGACCTAATCTAGAATCAGATGCTAATTTTGGTGCAGCAATTGCCACAAGCCATGATGGTAGGCAACTTATGATTGGTTGCCCAAATGAAAATACCAATGGCGTGTACAGATCAGGGTCAGTTTATGAGTTCAACCGTGATGTAGAAAGCACACTTATCGCTGTGGCTACCACAGCTCCCACAACTTTTACCACCGCAGCCACGTTGACTATGCCAGTGTCAGTAAAAGTCAATGGACAGTTTTTAAATAACACTGCACAATACGGCACATTTAACAACAATACTTTTACTGTAAATTATTCAGTAAGTCCAGAAACACCTATTAGTGTCACTATTAATCAGCCGCTGAACATTGGTGATGTGGTAGAAATTGAAGCTAACTTTTTTAGATCAGTACACAAACTAGAAA